TAATATAACAGTTTGTTCTATTTTGCGATTAGGGTATAGCTCTTCATACATTTTTGCATATGCCGAACATTGTAAAAAGTTAGCATAATTGTAATTAGCATCCCTTTGTTTTGTAGAGGTCTTAAAATCAACAACAGATAGTTTGCCTCTATATTCAGCAATACAATCTACTTGACCTGCAACACCTATTTCTTTTGAGTATAGGTATTCTTCTAAGCAATGTATATTGTTTAGTCTAGCAAGATATGGTTTCATTATTCTAAAAAGACCTAGTGGTGTAACAGCAGTTATACCTACTGACTTCTCGTCTTCGTTATTCAGGTGATTCTCAATTAAGGTATGAGTTGTCTTACCTCTATTGATAGCAGTTGTAGAAATATAGTTAGCCATTTTCTCGCCAACTGCATTTCGCCATGCCTGTAGACCTACTTGTTTTTCGGGTATCTGTCCTAGTATAGATGTAACGGAAGGCATATTAACACCATCAATAGTATAATATCTTACACCGTTTTGATTCTTGCCTTTTACACCTAATGATTTAGGCAATACTTCTTCATTCAATTTAACATGTTTAAACATAATATACCTTTCCGTATAAATTTATATAATCATTATATCAGATTATTACAAGATTGTCAAGCCTTATCGCTTATCAAACTCTTTAGCACCCTCTACATAGGGTAAATCAAGGTATTTAAACTTGTTTTCCCACTTGATTTTAAATGCGTTATATTTTTTTAATATTTTATATGATTCGACCAAACCTGCTATTTGTCTTTCAGTATCATTTATGCCTGGTTGCTCATAGTCAGCACACATTGGCAAGTACATAGTTGTATGGTAACCTGCATTGTGAGCCTGTACTGCGTTCATAAGTTTAGTTGCTTTTGTTACACAGCCACCTGTGTTACAACCACCTACTACAATTTGAGTATCTTCGGGATTCATATCAAAACCACATTTTAGTCTTAACTGTACTCTCAACATAGCAAAAGATATATGCTCTTCGTATATTAAAAAGTGAAAACCTGTTTGGTTTGCCATAAACTGAATCTCATCCATCTTTGGGTCTGGACGACTATCGGATGTAGAACAGAATACTATTTTAGTTTTATCAATTAGAGGATTAGATAGTATTTTTTGTACCTCTTTATATCTTAAATTGTTAAGATACTCATCACCTAGAGCAGGATGACCTTTAAAATCTATCAATAATATAACTGTCTTCATATCAAATTCCTTTTTGCATATAAAGATCAATGATCTTATTCTGCTCTTCTATTCTGTCATTATTAAGACGTTCAGTAGCTCAACTAGGGTCATACGGTTCGTATACCGTCTTACCATCATCATTTCTGTATGCTCTTAATACTTGTTTTCTGTTTTCTTCTTTGTTCTTATACGAACAATGAATCCATCCGCTATTAGGTTCTTCTGGTTTATGAAACTCTAATATCAATTGGTCAAAATCTAAACTATCAATAATATATTTTGCTAAATCAGCATTTGCAATGCCAAAGATTTCAAAGTCCGCAGCTTGCCCTTTGGCATGCTGTGATTTCATTGATGATCCTATCTTCACACATAACTCTGGCGATCTGTACCCACTAGATACTGATACTACCTTGCCATAGTGATCTCTAACTTTTTGTAGAACATTGTCACATAGTTTCTTTAAATTATCCATATGATCTTCGCTTGGATTATTGCTAATACCATGTCTATCTGCTGTTTGAGAAGCAGTTAGTTCTTTAAGCGAAAAGTTTTTGCTTAGTTGCATTTAATTTATCCTTTGCTATAAGTTTTATTTTCTTTAAGGTTCTTATATCGTACCATGCTTTATTTGATCTGTCTTTTTTTCTTTTATCTTCAATTTCATTCACCGCTCGTTTTAGTTCTTTGTGATGAGCTTTTATTTCTAACATATTATCCCCTTGTAAGTTTTAATATTTTATCCATCTGAGCCTTGATGATTGGTCCTCTATTAGGCCAATGTATATAAGGTTCTTTGGATTTTGAAAGATTGTATAAAAACGGTAATACAATCTTCTCAATCTCTTTAAATCTTTCTGATACGTCAGCGTCCTGTATTTCTTTGTTAACAGAGTCTTTCTCTGCTACAATCTGCATAACCTCGTTCATCATTGATTTTATATCAATTACATCTGCCTTAACTTTTGCTATCTCTAAATTAGAATTTTCTACTACTTTAGGGTCAATAGCTGGTGATGTTTCTTCAGCTGGTTTCTGCGATACAGGAGTAAAACCGTAATCGGTATCTGTATCAAACTCCCTCATAAAATCAGGTATGTCTGCCATTAGTTTTCTCCTTGTTTAGGTAGGTGCAATGAGCGGATTGACTTATTAGACTCTGGTATACGACCGTTGTTTTTCAGTTGCTCGCTCTGCACCCCTATATTATTTAGATTTTGCACTTTGTCTAGCCTTGTGTTTTTTCATAACTTGCTCTGTTTTGATTTGTTTTGTTGACTTTGTTCCCATTTCATTTGCTAAAGCACTCATTGGGTGTGCTTCTGCAACCTTTGATAATGTTTCTTTCCAACCACTATCTGATCTGTAACTAGCACCACTTACACCTGCAACAATTCTTATGCCTGATATATTTTGCTTGATGTGTTTGTTCTTTTTAAGATACTTTTCCATCTCGTCAATAGTCATCATCTCGGTAAACTCTTTACCAGTTCTTTTGTTTGTAAATGTGTATATGGGCATTTATTTAAGTGTTAGATGAAACAATAATTGATTAGTCACCATAAGCATATCTTCTAGTATGCTTTCTAAATCCATTTGTCCTTTGACTTTGCTGTTTTCTGCTATCTTCGTTATTCGGCTTACTTGTTTTTGTACTTCGCCTCTAACTTGACCATTGTCAGCGTAATTCATTATGCCAGGTCTTAATTCAGCACTAAACTTAATTCTAGTACCTGATTTGCCTTGCCAAGTTTCTACAAACTCGTCATTTAATTTACTAAACTTTTCATAATATTCACCTGTTGTTTCATGCTCAGAATATGATTCTGTTTGCCAATGGTAACTTTGAATATCATTCAAAAAGTTCATATTTAATTGTATAAAATCTGTTGTATTATTCATAATATTATTTAGTATTTGCTATATCTACTATCCTTTGTATTAGTGACCCTAATCCATTCTGTCTTTGCATTGTAAGTAGTTCTCTAACACCTAGAGGTATAAAATCCTCTATAGTAAGAGCAGCCACTTCATCTCTAGGACAACCATTGACTAGGTCTGTTATTAACTTCGCTGTGCCTTTTGTTATAAATGCGTCAGCGTCTATTTTATATATCATTGTATTATCTTCTTTTGCTCCACCAATCAACCATAGATTACTAGCACACCCTCGTATTCTATTTTGATCTGTTCTTAATTCTTGTGGTAATGATTCTACGTCTTTGGCAATGTCAATCAAATATGCAAGTCTATCATGTCCTTGCAACATTTTAAGGTCATCACCCTTGCTCTGTATTCGCTGTTTTATCATCTGCAATTCCTTGAGCATACCAATCAGGCATAACTGCACCATGTTTTTCCCACTTGGCAAATCTTTTTTTCTCTAGTATGTAATACTTTCTGTATGAGCCAACAACGTCACCTGGTATCTTACAATGATCTGGCATTGCTGGTGTAGCGTCTGTTTGAATTGCGTTTAGTGGTGCATTTTTAGGTGGGTGTTTTAGTAGATCAGCAAGTTTAGTTATTGATACATGATCTGTATCTTTTTGCCATCTTAATTTGTATTCTTCGTTAAGTGCTATGAAGTGATTGAACAGCCACATATAGTTGTATGCTGACTTTAGTACCCATTGTGTACTAGGGTGACCTAGCCAACCTGCCTTGTATATGATTGCTTCTTCGTTAGAGTTTTCTAGTCGCCATCTTCTTATCTTACGACCATTCTTTGTGAAGTCTGTATATTCAATACCGTCAAGTACACGTTTTGCTGTACATAGCATTTGAGCAGACTCTAGTATCATTTTGATAATATGTTTATCACACATCATCTTGGCTGCTGTCTTCGGGTTTTTATCTACGTAAAATATATTCATTAGTGTATCAACTTTCTCATAACATAGTCGGTCATGTTGTATTGTTTAGCAAGTTGCATAAGTTTATTATACCATAAATTTTTGAAAGAGTCAAGTTGAGCATTAGCACATGCTTTTGCTAACGCCTTGAGTCTTCTAATCTTTGGGTCTTCTTGTCTTTTAATATCTTCTTCGTGTATCATAGGGTCTATTATATATCAATTTATCTGCAAAGTCAAGCATTAAAAATACTTGTTTTTATAGTACTTATAGAACGCTTTATCAGTAAATAATTCTGCGATTTCGTTTGTAGGTACTTGATCCATTCTAATACAATCTGCAAGTGATTCGTATTCCCATGTATCAACTTTACGTGTCATCTTTTTGCCTTGAGCATTCTCTGCTAAAGTTCTTACGTTTCTTTTGTGGTTATCTGATTGAGCATAACTCATTGACAATCATCTGCTTTCCACCCAGGCATATCTTTCATTAAATCATCCATAGGACCTTTAACTTTTTTCTTATATTTTTTCATATGATTTCTGCCTGCAATTAAATATGCAACAAAGAAACCTATAACTGTTACTGAGCAACCTATGAAGCCCATTAACAAACCATGCTCTACTGTCATTTACTCTCCTCTAGTTTTCTTATTTTCTTTATCATTCTTATAACTCTTTTGTCATAATCTGCTGTAGTAGAAAACTTATCTAAAGTTTTGATAAGTTGTATAGAATCAAGTTGTTGATTTTTATCTAACATCTTTTGCCTTAATACTCTAAACTCTTTGTAAGCATTATGATTGTTAAGCAATCTTACATACTCTTTAACACTATCACATTTACTAGCAAATACTCTTACACCCCAACCAGGCCACTTCTCAATGCCTTGTGGTAATAAGTGTGGTGTTGATTCTGTCCATGTTCTAATGCCATATAAGTTATTACCTTTTACTGCAAATCTACTATTACCCCAACCAGACTCTAACGCAGCCTGACCTATAATCATCTCGTATGGTACTCTTTGATCTTTAGGTAATGAAAAATTAATATAGTTTATACATTTGTGCATAGCACGTATAAATTGAATATCATTGCTGTATGTAAATTCAGGCTCTTGTAGTCCCATTTCTTCTATCTTTTTCATATAGAATAAATCAAGTTCTTCGTTGACTTGAGCCTTCGCTGTTTTGTTAGGATTGTATGTACCGTAGGCATAAGCAGCAACGCATAATGCCAATATTGTAAAAAATACCTTTGTATAGAACCAAGCCTTGTTTGCTAGTCTATGCCAATTATATGATTTGCCCATCTTTAACCACCTTTTTTAAGTCTTTTATTGTTTTCTTTTTATCAATCATAACATCATACCATTTGTATCTGACCATGTGTTCGTTACTAGGTCCGATTAGTGGGATGTCGTATTGTCTTTGAAATGTTAATAAGCCTTTTAAGTACAATGGCACAAGTATATCTAGCACACTTGTTTTGTCTTTGTAATCTTTAGGTAGAGTAGGCGTCTTCCAGAAGCCTTTACCTTTGATTAATTCGTTTAGTATTTCTTTATGTTTTTTCAATAGTTTCATTATATACCTCTCTTTACATAATATTCATAACCGTGTTCTTCAAACTTCTTTTGTATAAACACAAGGTTATTGTTATTCAAATGGTTTCTATAACCTTTGAAAATCTTTTTACTTGTTCTGCCTGGAAAATTAGTTAGTATATCTTTTTGTAGATGTCCTGTATAATATAATTCCCACTCATTAATATTATTGTCTAATACTTTTTCAATAATAGTAATACCTTTTTTGATTTGTTTCTGTAACCACTCGTCAATATGATTCTTCTCACCTCTCATAATATAACTTTCTTTTATAATCGTAAACCGATGTAGTTTACTTTAGGTTCAAAGGACCAGAATAAATCATTGTGGTTACCTGTATCGCCTAAATTCTGCATTTGATATAAATGTACCATCTCGTGGACTAGCGTATCCAAGAAATCTTTTTTGTTAGGATAAGAAGGCAACATCTCTAGTTTGTACAATCTAGTACCTGCTCTTTTCCACTCTAATACAACAACTTGACCTATACATTTTTGTCTTTTTAGGTCTTTGATTTCTACTTGACCAAAAGGTGAAAGTTTACTATCAAATAGTGCTGAATTGAATAACTTGAAATAAGTTTTTATGTCTTTGTAAGTTGAAATATATTTACGCTTACCAGACAGTTCTCTTATAAGTTTTCTTTTAAGTTTAAGTGCTTTAGATTTTTTAGTTGTTACCATTTAAAATTTGTTCCTTATATTTTTCGTCAAGTTGTAATCTTAAATCAGCAGCAATACCCTCTATTATTTGAGGTAAATATGCCTGTAATATAGTAACTGAATCGATCATAAATTTATGGGCAAGTTTTTCTATTTCTTGTTCCATAATATATGATGTATCAATATTTGTGCCTTTAATCTTTTCTGATATAACGTGACTTATTACAGCCGTGTTATAATCATCAGCCTTGGCAACATTGAATATGGACCAAGACCATGTGTAGATGAATAACAAAAATAATATAAAAAATGATTTACGCATTAGCGTGAGCCTCGTAAATAACTTCATCAACATTGTGTTCATCAATTCCGACTAATTCTAAATTATCAACTTTCATAATTTTAGTCTTAGCAGTTGATCTATCTATTTCGCCAGATGTAAGTTTAGCGATAATAGTATCAACTTTTTGTTCGGCAGTATTTTCTGCCCATTGTTTTACTTTTGACATAGTATAATCTCCTTTTTTGTTGTTTTCATACTTAAATATAACATAATTTAGCGTATGAATCAAGCAAAAAATGGACAAATAATGTAGATATATCAATGGGTTATAGGGTGCGACATCTTGTCAATACACCCTATAGTTGAATTTTATAGAATCACTCTATAATATTTATGTTATCCGATGGTTTTGTATTCTTCGTTCCATCTAAATGCGTCTTTAACCACAGAATCAGTTAAACCTTTATATACTTTGTTGAGTTCTTTATCTTTAACTGCAACTAAAAGTTTAGCGTCATCTTTATGTAGGCCTTCTAGCATTTGAATAAACATAGTTTCTTTTTTGGATTTAGAAAGTTTTTGATCAGCGCCTTCTACAAAATGCCATAGTCTTCTGGCTTCTTGGTGTAGTGTTGTATGTTCAGTACCTGCTGGTGCGTCATTCTCTTTGTATGGTGGCGTACCCTCTGGTAAATCCCATTTGATTTTAGGATCAAAAGCACCTTTCA